TGAGCAGCAATCAACAGGCCGCGCTCGTCAACGAAGGCAGCAATGTTAATGACAGCATCTTCCAATGAAGTCTCGTTCAGGTCAGCGTTAACCGCAGGACGGTTACCATTGACGCCACCCTGTACTGTTGGGTGTGAAGTGTTGAACAGGGTTACACCATCGCCAGACTGGAAAGTGGTGAAGCCGTTGTTCAACAAAGAAGCTGCTTTGACCTGCTTTGTGTAGGCCATAGCGCGGGCAAGAGCCTTTGTGTAACGTGCTGAGAGCGCGTCATACAAATTGTCTTCCATAGCTTCTTCGGTTACAGAGAAGCCCATTGCCACTGTTTCGTGGTTGTAACGGGCTGTGAAGGACTCTTGCGCGTTGTCGTAAGAAATCGCTGAACCTTCTGGTTTTACAGGCGCTGCGCCAAAACCAGACAGTTTGACCTCTTCCTCAAAGCTACGCTCTGAAGTTTCGGTTTCATAGATTTCTGCATGCTCGTTTTCGTACTTTTCGTACTCCATGCCGAACAATGCGTTAAGACCCGGCAGTAGTTCCTTCAGGAGTTGTGCGCGTGAAATAGCCATCAGTTACACTCCTTTAGGCTGCGCCAGCAGCTGCGGTGAGCTGATGGTAGTTGAACTTACAAACCAGAATTGGGTAAGCTGAACCCTTCTCATCGCCTTCATGGCCGCCCAGATAATCAATTACCTTGATTGGGTCTGTTGCGGTTACATCAAGCTCTGAGATGTCCAAAGCTACACGGCTGATCTTGAGATCAGTGTTTGGTGCAGTTTGTACCAGAGTACAGTTCTTACCGTAGATGTCACCAACGTTAGCTGGCGCACCGTCTGCTTGGATTGCAAACAGAGTATTCGGGTCATCTACGACAAATGCCATTGCATCAGATGCAACGGTGCCTGCGGGCCAAAGCTGAGAAAAAATCTTTTGCTTTGTGTTTGGATCGGTGTATGAACACCCAATAAATACGCCTACGATATCAATCGCAGATGTACCTACTGCGGCCTGCTTTTCAATTGTGGTGGCTGTACCACCGTCTACAAGATGCACAATATCGCCAGTTGCGATGTTTGTGTTGTATGCAGACGCGATTGGATACTGGCGGAAAACTTCCTGTGAACCATTGTCCAAGCGACCAATTGGGCGCAGACCGAAGGGAGCGGCTACTGAAGACATAATCATCTCTCCTTCTGAAAAGCCATTGTAAAAACGGTAAGCGCCCTGTTTAGGTTACTTACCAAACGAAGTTTTCGTAGACCGTTCTGGATTCAGAACAGGCATACGAGGATCTGATTGTCTGAGATAGTTGTTATCTACAGAGTCAATCTGTTGTGCGTTCATCTCATCGTGAGCTTCACGGCGAGATTCCACATATTCGGTTGAGTTCTCGCAAAGTAGCAATCCTCCAACCTCAACATTACCTTGAAATCGAGAGTCGATATCAGGCAACACTTGTAATTCAGGATGATCTTCTGCCTTAACTGGCGTCCAACCCTCACGAAATTTAGACGAAACATTGGTGTTATCTGCGTTACCCAAGGTTGATGTGCGAATCCAGCGATATTCAACACCTTCGCGTGGTTCGGGGGTAGGCAGCATGCCCGGTCTTTGCCAAGTTTTTTTGCGAGCCGTTACTTCACGAGACTCACTTGAGCGTGGGGTTCTGTTAGACATTTGATGACTCCTTCAAGAGTTGCGCCGCATATTGTTCTGCCGAAAGGCCAAGACGCTTGGCGAGAGCGACTTGTGTTGAGGTCAATTGCACTCTGCGTGGTTTTTTTGCACTCCGACCTGCGGGGGCAACCACGGAACCAGCTTGACGAACAGGTGCAGCCTCAACTATCTGCTCACCAAACTTGTCTGGGAACCGCTGACGCATAGATGCATCAATACGGCTATAATACTCATCTGCCTGTGACTGTGGATTGATTCCCTGTCTTACAAGAGACTCATGCACACCAAAGGCATATCCTGTCATTTCTGTGTCATTCCCAAACCACTCATTCCTTGATGCCCATTCTTTTGTGCGCGCATCAGGCTCTGGAACCTTTTTTCTTGGCTCAAGCTGAACTGGAGTTTGCTGCTCTGGCTCAGGCTTTGGCTTGTATGACTCAACTCTAAACTTTTCATTCTGAAGTGCTGTAAGCTTTTCCTGTGCTTCAATAAGCTTATCAGGATCGCCGGTCTCATAGGCTTCTTTATAAGACGCCTTTGCACGGTCAAGCTCTGCCTCAACGCGGCTCTTGGCCTGCTGAACAAGAACGCCCTCACCCTCTTGCAGGGTTTTGCGTAGCCTTTGATTTTCCTCGTATACCTTACGGGCGTAATCAACTGCCTCATCTTGCAGCCTTGCGGCCTCTTCCTTACGGCGGCGCTCCTCATGATACTCAAACTTTAGCTGCTTAATGCGCTTTTGCACATTCTCGCTATAGTTTGCAATCTCATCGTCTTCCGGTATCTGCGCTTCCGCATCATCTGCGCGGCGAGGCTTGTTCTTGTCCTCGTCTGGGGTATCATCAATGATGTCTACCTCAAACTCAGTATTATCCAAGTCCACCTCAGTTAGATCTTCTTCAATTTTTTCAGCTGTGTTATTCATGCTCTTGTGTATCCCCTTGGGTCATCGACAACAGCCTCAACGGTGTCGTCATTGATAAGACGGAACTCCTGTTTATCAACCTTAAACCTTGTGCCGGAATAAGACCGAAAAATCACGAAATCACCTTCTTTACAGTAAGGGCCGTTAGGAAACTTTTCAGGATCCTTATATGCATCGCGCCCAACCTTCACTACAAATCCAATCACTGATGCAGTTTGCTCTGCATTCTTTAGTGAATCGGGCATGTAGATTCCAGATTCTGTTTTTTCTTTAACCTCAAGTGGCTTAATCAAGAGTTTGTAGCCAGATGGTTCTGGTATTTTTCTAGCAGTTGACTCTTCAACTGTTTTTTCAGCAGAATACATTTCTGTTCCTTTTGCAGTGATTCAGGTTCACAGTACCTCGCAGGGCTTTTGCCCCGAAAGTCTCCACATTCACAATATAACGCATAATCTTCCTTCGCGGAAGTGTTAGTCTTTTTCGTATCTTTGCTCCAAATCGAGAATCTCTCTCTCAATGAGGGCGAGCGCCTCGACTTTGCCGACCAGCCGAACATACTCTTCATGGTTTTGGCATCCGCCACCGGCCATATGGTCAGCGATATCATTCATATAGCCCCTAATTTTATCCCTGATCACTTCCATCATTGGTCATCTCCCTTGCCATATCCCGACCAAGCTCAATCCCCGCCTTCATATCTTCTCTGCGGGCTTTGTCGGTTTCAGTTGCTACTTTAACGCCAAGGCGGGCGCCCTCGCGTCTCTCTTCTGACTTCAGGCGATCTTCCTGAAGCTCAATATTTGCTCCTTTTACCTGCATATCTGCCTGTAATTTTGCAATATCAAGTTGCTTCTTATGCTCGAACTCTGCCTCTTTAAGGGCAAGCTCGCGCTGCTGAATCTGCGTAAGTGGATCCTGCTGCTGCTTCATGGCCTGCTCTTGCGCCACCTCTGCCTGATCCTTGCGAAGAAGCTTTTCGGCTGCCTGAGCAGACAGGCGAGATATCTCAATCTCAACATCTTCTGGCAACGGCTTCTCTTCATCCGGCATAGACACGCCAAGGTTCTTTTCGATTTCCTTGCGATACTGGAACGCCACATGCTCTGTGATGTGGGCTGCCATTGATGCCTGTATGGCCCCAGCAAATGGGCTTTGGCCAACAATTTCCTGAAGCTTTGGATCCTGCATAGCGGCCATATGTACCGCAATATGCGCCTCATGATCCTGATACTTGAACGCCTTCACAGGCTCCTGTTTCAGGATGGCCATATTTTCTGTGACTGGGTCTGCTGGCTTAATATCGTCTGGAAGCTTGATAATCTCTTCGGCATCCTTAATGCCAAGAACCTCAAGCATCTGGCGATGCAGCTTGCCCATATTGTAGAGATTTGGTGCCTGCTGAGCCAATTGCATGGCGGCCTGATATTGGACAACGCGCTGCGCCATTGTAGATGCGTTTGGATCGGAAACAGGAATAACATCAACGCGCCCATCAAAATCTCTCTGGCGGTTGAAGTCACCTTCGGTTTCGTAGATATATTGGGCTGGCATGTAATCTTTTACGATTTTTGCCAGAATGCGTAGCTCGTTTTTAAGCGCTGCGTGTAGGCGGGCCTGAACACCAGACATCACCTTCATGCTACGCTCCATAAGAGCTAATGTGGTTCCTACCGGCGCCTGCGGGTTAAGATTTCCGACTTGTACATCAGCAACGGAACCAATCCGTCTCCCCTCTTCCACGATGTTTCCGAGCAACTGATAGAGTACCGATGATGGCTCCTTGTAAGGAAGGAATGCAATTGAATCCCGAATTGCACCACCCGGCACGTCCACGTCGCGGAACTCACCCGGCATGAGAGGCGAATCGTCGCCTTTAATACGAAGACCGCGAGCTTTGAGACCAGCGGGTAGGTTAGAGAGCGTACCCGCGTCAATAAGCTGTCTAAGAATACTGGTGGCGCTTTTAGCAAGACCACCAATAAGATGAATAAGGCCCGTTCCATAAAACCCAAGTCCCGGTAGGTATCTATAGTGAACAAAGTGCGCTCTCTTGCGCTTTTTAATATCTTCCTCATACCAGTTCCTCCTAATAGACAAAATTGTCAAACTGGACTTATCGATTGTTACAACATAGGGGCGAGCCAGACCATCTGGGTCTTCAAATGGCTCAGGCATCAAGAGGTCGGCGTGAACCTCAAGAATGGTGTGTCTGTCGTCATCTTCAAGAACTGCGGTCTCACCATCAATCTCATCGTATTTTTCTTGAATATCAGAATAATCAGCTTCAGGTGCCGGAAGATCAATATCAAGATAAAACCCGTTAAACTGAAGCTCAGCAATCTCATTAGGGGTTTTCTTCATCACATGGGTGTAGCGAGGCGCGGTAGCTAGGTCAGCGGCTCCATATGATACAACGAAGTCTTCCGCAGGCACGAACATCGCGCATGGGCGCTCCATGATAGGATCATAATAAACCTTCTTAAATGCCGAACCAGCCAACGGAAGGCGGAACAGCATCTGCTCAGTTTCATCGCGGTACTCACTCATCTCCTCAGTGAGAAGATAATTCATCTCATCTTCTACGCGCTTTGCCTGATCAAGCTTTTCTTCGTCTTTTTTGCCAATAATTTTTGTACGAACTGGCCCGGAAGCGGGAAAAAGCTCACTCATCGCCTGAGCTTGGAACCGAACAACAGCTTCTGTTAGGACTGGGTGGAACACACCTGCTGCGCCTGCCCACGGCTGGGTGCGCTCTTCAATCTTCATGCCAAGAAGATCTAGGCCTTTTACATATGATCTTGCCCAATCCTTGCGGGATTGCCGGTCAGCCACAAAATCTTCAACAAGTTCTGACGCCAGAACCTGAAGATCAGCATCTTCAATATATTCAGCTAGGTTAGCATCATGGTCTGGGCCGATAATATCCTCGGTAAACTCACCGGTAAAGTCGATGATTACCTCTTCGCCGTCAGACTCTATGGAAACTGCATCAGGGTTCATTACCTGAATTTCTACTTCTTCCGTGCCTTCCATGTCCACATCGGCGGGAAACATCTGTTTTTCTACGGCCATAATGTATAAATCCTATTTTTTGTTCGGTGCTTGCATGATAACAGAATATTGCCCATGATGGGAGTGGGACAGATCACCGGTAACCGTCCAGCCCATAGACTCATATTTTTTAACGTCTTTGTGCAAAACGTATCTTAAAACTCTTGTTTTAGTAGTATTCAACTGGCCTTCTGTATTTTGGCTCGTCATCCCATTCATCCATCGAACTCCTAATCCATCCCCCCTGACGGAATCTCAATAAAGCCTGTGTCGTGGAGTCAACCAAGTCGTCATGCTCCCCAGCAGGAAATGCGGCGCACTCCTCAATCACCTCTTCAGCCCACCTTGTTGGGGGCGCCCATATGACACCTGACGCAAAAAGATCACTTACTGCGTTAGCTCTAGCTATCTTATCCTGTCCACGGGACGGTGTAAACTCCGTAACCGGTATTCCCATCGCCCGCAACTCAAAAATAAGGGGAGAACCGGCTGCTTTCGCCTCAACAATCATCTGATCCGGCTCATATTCCCAATATTTCTCATATGCGGCGCGTTTTAGCTCAGGAAACTCCAGTTTTTCTTTATATGCGTCTAATAATATTAGGTTAGGCACAGTTTCGCCCTGTTCATTGGGGTAATTGAAGATCCCCCATGTCGTACAGGCTGAATAGTCCGCTCGCTGCGTTTTCAGAAACGCAGTATCCCAGCTCTGAATAATAGCTTCGCACGGTGGCGGGCTATCTTTCTCCCATTCTTGCCACCATTCTCGCTTAATTAGCGCGCCTTCTTCCGAAGTTGGGTCTTGCTGATACTGTGCAGACCATTTGGAGATGGGGAGTTCGGCTTTTAGTGCCTCAAGTTGTTCTATTGGCCAGAACTCAGGCCATAATGGGTCACCTGAGGGCATGATTGCCGGAAACTCAATCACTTCCCACTCATCCGCGCCCGCTCTTTGTGTGGCTGACTTCATGATCTGGCCGGTTAGGTCCCTAACTGACCATCTTGTCATCACTACAATGATCGCTCCGCCCGGTTGTAAACGCTGTCGCGGTCCTGATGTGTACCATTCATAAACCTTGTCGTAGACCTCTGGGTTGTAAGCCCCCAGTGCCGCCTCCTGCTCCGAGTGCGGGTCATCGATAATGAGGACATCAGCGCCCTTACCAGTAACTGCACCACCAACACCAATAGCAAAATAGTCACCTCGCTTGTTTGTGTTCCATCTTCCCGC